TCTAAGATCATTAAGGAGATAGCATCTATATTTAAAAAATGAGTCACGAACTACAATTTCCAATAATTGACCCAGAACCTGAATGGGAATGGTATTATTATATACCATTATTAGATAGACAAGAGTGGGATGGTATACAGTACGACAATGTGCAATATGGTTGGCAGGAACTAGATTATAGGTTCGATGCCCCTTATCCAGCTGTACCAGAGCCTGCAAATGTGGGGTTGTTAATGGGACTTGCTTTTTTAGCAGTAATAGTATATAGACACATAGTAAAATGAGTACAGAATTATTAGCAATGTTGGGCGGTGGAGCAAGTGGCTTTATGTTTAAGCTTATTGGTACATTAGTTCAAAATCAAGCAGCTGTTACAGAGGGTTTGATTAAAAAACAAAAAGCATCAGACGAGAGTGCAGATGCAGCAGCAGCTAGGGTAGATGCCTTTGGTGCTTGGACTAGACGTATAATTGTTTTTACAGTCTTGTTTGGTGTAATTATTGCACCGTTTATTTTAGCACACAGTGAAGAAGGAGTTACTGTTGCTACTGAATATAGTAAGTGGTTCGGCTTTTCTAAAGGCGTAACTTACGAAACTCTACACGGATACATTATCCTCCCAGAAATTAAAACAGCTATTATAAGTATTATCTCCTTTTACTTTGGTAGTGCAGCAGTAAGTAAATAATGCCTAAAGTTAACGGAAAAAAATTCGCATACACACCTAAAGGAATTGCAAAAGCGAAAGCAGCTGCAAAGAAAAAAGGTAAAAAGATGAAATACAATGAGGAAGGAACACAAAAGTAAAACTGGTGGTTTGACAGCTAAGGGTCGTAGATACTTTAAAGCTAAGGAAGGTGCTAATCTCAAAGCTCCTGTTACAGGTAAGGTGAAACGTGGTTCTAAGGCAGCGAAGCGTCGTAAATCTTTTTGTGCAAGAATGGGTGGGGTCAAGGGTCCTATGAAAGATTCAAAAGGTAAACCTACTCGCAAAGCACTTGCACTTAGAAAATGGAAATGCTAAATGTCTGATTATGATTTAAGTTTAACTGGTGCACAGATAGACAGTGCACTTAGTAAAGTACACAATGCTGATAGTACACCAACTAATGGTAGTCAGAACATGATTACTAGTGACGCTGTTCATGACTCTTTGTCAGGTTATGTTAGTGGACAGTTAGTTACAGATTTTTCAGCGGTTAATAATACAACAGTTCCAACAACACAAGCTGTATCTAATTTTGTAGCCAGCGGTTCTAACATAGCTCGTTTTACAACAGCTAATAGTCAAACTACTAGGAACAGCCAAACTACATCATCCATTAATATGACTGAATCAATTGATCCTGGTAACATTGCTTCGGTTAGTGGGGGTGCAATAATTCTTGGTCAAGGATGTTATAGTGTAATTTTTTCAGGTTTGTTTTGTGCTTCACAAGGTTTTTCTTCTCATTGGGATATAAGATATATAACGTGGAGTCCTAATAATTTTATTGATAATGATCACTATCGTTTTGATGTATTTAACCGCAATCAGTCAGGAACTAGTTATCCTGTTGACGTTGACTTTAAAAGACTAAGTATTAATCGTGGTATAGATACTTTGAATTCAGGTAGAAATGTAAACGTTAGAGTTGATATAATTGGTGGCGGAAGCAGTGGCAACAATGCAACTCTTTGGTGGAAAGAAGTAGTTGTAACAATCATTAAACATCTATAGTATGAGTAATTTTGATTTAAATTTAACAGGAGCACAGATTAACGCAGCTTTAAATAAGGTGCATAATCCTGATGCTACACCAATCAATGGTAGTCAGAACATGATTACTAGTGATGGTGTGTTTGATTCTGTTAATGACATACAGTTTGCTAACTTAAATAATACCTTAGTTAAAACTGATATAAGTTCTGGTACAAACAACACTACACTAGCATCTACTGCAGCAATTAAGTCATATATTGACAATGCTGTTAGTCCTGCTCAAAATCCTAATATTGCATACTTTACAGCTTCTGATGGTGAAAGAACTAGTGATGGAGTTATTAACACTTTTAGTGAAACCTCTGACCCTGGGAGTTTTTGTTCTACTGATGGTAGTACAATGGGTATTAATCAAAATACTGTCTGTACTGTAATTTTTTCTGGTAGGTATGCTAGGAGTTCTGGTAATATATACGCTTGGGCTGTACGTCCTAAAGTTTATGATAACGGTTATCATACTGAACATACTAGTTTTAGTGCAGCTAGTAGTTCAAATTTTTCTAATAGCGATTACAAAAGAATAACATATAGTACTGGTTTTAATAGTATTGGTTTAAATAGAACTATGTATGCAAATATTCGTTTGGACCCTGCTAGTTATGGAACGTGTAAGTGGAAAGAAGTAACAGTAACAGTAATTAGACATCTTCAAGCATGAGTAATTATAATCTTAGTTTAACAGGAACACAGGTTAATTCAGCATTGAACAAGGTTCATAATGCTGATACTACACCTACTGATGGTAGCACCAATATGATCACTAGTGATGCTGTGCATAGTGCTGTTAATAATATAGGCTTTAGCAATCTTGACAGTTCTGCAATTAATACTAATATGACTGCTGGTACTAGTGCTAATACAATACCAACTAGTGCAGCTGTTTCAAATGCTATCTCAACTTACAGACCAAACCAGCTTTGGTTAGCAGCTTATAAAAGTTTTAATGGTTTAACAGGTGAGATTGCATTAAAAAATTGGACTGTTTATAAAGATATGGCTATTAACATAGCAGAAAACACTAGTGACGGTGGTTTCTGGATGCCTACTGGTCATTATCAAATAGCATTATCTATTGTAAATGGTTCAAACTTTAGAGCTAAGCTTGGATATACAGCAGCTGGCGGTAGTTATTATCAAATAGGGGAGATGGATAGTGGAGCTGGTAGTATAATACAAATAAAAAATACAGGAACTCTTTTTGTTAGAGTTGTAAGAAATAGTACAGGTTATGGTGCTGGAGGCTACGGTGAACTTACTCTTACAATAATTAAACTAACAGATTATTAATAAGTTGACACAATAACAATTTAATATATAAAACAAATTATGGCAAAAGAAACTACATCCGTTACAACTGCTGCACCAAGCATTGTTAAAGAAACTAATAACGCTACTAGTAATACTCATTAAGTATGCTTAAGCCACAAACAGCTTCTGCATCCTTAAGTAGAGACGATATAGTAGTGTACACATCAGCAGCAGACATTGCTGATTTTATTGCTAACGGATCTCCAGGTAATTCAGCTCCTTGGAATACATATCCACACTTTGCTAAAAACAATAATGACGATGATATGGACATTGAAGAAAATGTTGGTATTACTGTTGAAGGAGAGACTGAGGTTATTAGTGTAGTTGTTACTGGTGACGGTGCTTCCCATCAATTTGGTATATTAAATTATAATTTATTTGATTATCAAGATGCTGAGTCAGGTACTATAACATTTAAATACTTTTTTCCAACTGGTCACGCAGCTATTGGAAAGTACTGGCACGTTGGTTTTTCAGAAAAAGATTACACTGCTAAACCTGTACAAATTGTAGGTAATGCTTGGACAACCGCTACTCTTCAGTATGGTAAAAAACACGGTGGTGGTAGAGATAAAGAAAATAGATCTGCAAGATTTTTGTGTATCAAAGATAGTAATGGTGCACCATTAGAAGAATCAGGTACTACATTTACTGGTACAGGTACGTTCCATCTTAAAGATATAATAATAGTTGGAGAAGTTCCTAGTCTAGAAACTAATTCTCAAACTAATTACGATGGACTTTAAGAATGGCTGAGTATCATATAGTAGTAGCAAAAAATGCAGATAAACAATCTGTTGTAAATTTGTTTGATAATGTTATCGATCCATTAGTTGCTAGTGACAGAGTCTTTAGTGCTGATGTAGCTGAAGAAGATGTAGAGTCTTATAGGGCTAATCCAAATATAGATTCTATTGAAGCATTAGATGAAAGTATAATGGAGGAAGATGATTAATGGCAACTAAAACTATAACTTGTACTAGACTAGCTCGAACAAAAAGAGCTTCTACTTTTGCTAATCATTCAAATACAAACTGGGGTTTGATACGACACACTAGTGATGCTAATCCTTTTACTTCATTATCATACAGTGGTACTGAAAACTACACTTATACTTATGACGATAATCACGGACAAGGTGAAAATGTAGATATAATTTTTATTACAGCTGGTATGATATATACAGATAACGCTGGTTACAAAACTAGTGGTGTTAGTAGAATAAATCAATTTGATTGGAGAACGTTAACTAATTCTCCTACTACTGTAAACGTAGATTACAGTACAAGTGCAACAAGAAGTAATCACTCAGAACAAGTTGTAGCTTGTGCTTGCCATAACGATTATGGTGCAGCTACTGCAGCTAATATATACATTATTCCAAGAACTCAAATAGTATCACCTTTTCATTTTTGGGCACTACCTAAGTTATTTCATCAACAAAAAGGAAATTCAAACCCAACTATTGTAGTTACAGCATTTGGAAATTCTCAAAGTACTACTCAGATAGGCTCAATGACTTTTAGAGGAACTAAGTATCGTACTTATAAAGGTAGATCTTTTAATCGTGGGTGGTATCAAGGTGCTAATGATTCAACAGGTTTTACTGGTAATGGTGTTGTAAGAGTTCCAACTGCAGGTTCTTATCTAACATTATTAGAAGAAATGACTGATGCTGGTGTTATACACTTTACAAGTGCTGGTAATAGTAGACATAAAGCTGATGTACCTGGAGGTGTTGATTACAATAATAAAATATATAAGTGGACAAATGATTTTAACTACCTTTGTGCTAGAGCCACATATGGTGAAAATGACGACAGTATTCATGTAGGAAATTTAGATTCTTGGTTTAACGATGGTAACACACAAGTAACTGAAGGTGGTGACAACAAAGAAGTGTGCCCATATCCAGGCGAGTTTAGTCTTTCAAGTTCTAACCGAGGTCCTCGTGTAGATTGTTATGTTGCTGGTACTGCTATACCTATGATAATTCCAAGTACATCAACAAGTAATTTTACAATTGAAGTAGCTGATATAAATGACGCACAAGATAACATTGTTTTAACTTTACCAACTGGGCATGGGTTAGTTGTAGGTGATGAAATATTAATAACAGGCTCTAGTAACTCACAGTTAAATACTACTCATGAATTAACAGCAGTGACTAGTGATACAGTTACTTTTGTTGTTTCTGGGTATGGGGCACAAACTACTACTGATATTAATGTTGCTCACATAAATTTAGTAAATGGTTTATCTACAGGAACTTCTTTTGCATCACCAACATTAGCTGGGTTAGCTGCAATGGTAGCTTCTAAATATCCTAATACAACTCCAGCACAAATGCGTAAATATGTAAGAGAAGTAGCTGTATCTTCGGCTACTATGGGAGACACTGTTGTACAACCTAAAGTTAGTGATGGAGATAAAGGTGATCCAGATTATTTTGAACCTAATGTATCACAAAATTCTAATCTTAAGATTACTTATATTGATCCTAGTCTTTCTTACGATCCGTCTGGTATAACAGATACTACTATTACTTACCCTACAGAAACATTGCAGCCATTATCAACAACAGTGGATAAACACAAAAGAGAAACTCGTAGACAAACTAAAGGTACTTATTAACGGTGGGCTTCTCCATCAACAATCCTGTAATTGTCCACGCTGAATTTTTTACCGCTGTGTGTGACGACAGCGAATCCAAGGTTCCATTGATTCACAGGCATATAGTCAGGGTCGAGGTCACAGAGACAGCCGATAGACCAGCAACTGACAGTATCATTATTCATCCTCCTGACGGAGTGTTGGCTGGTTTTATGCTTGTGACCAGCGATGGTACAACATCCTGTCTTTACCTGTAAGGTACGAGCAAAGTTAACAGGATCAAACGCACCAGGAAACTCGTGCCCATGCAATATCCAAAGACTACCAGCTTTAGCAAGCTGGCGTCCCCCTATTTCTTCGATCCCTAGTTCTTTGAATCTTAATAGCTTGGATAATTTGAAGTCAGGTACACCACATATTTCTGGTGCCTTTCTCCATAGATAAGTTTCCCACCTTTCTTCGTGGTTACCTATCTTAAAATATATATTTGTCTCAGGGAATCTCTCTCTTACATGCATAAGGAACTGACGACTAGCTTGTAACTCACCAGCTAAGTCTCTTGCATCTGGATCCTTGTCCCATCTACTAACAGAAAAGAAATCTATAGCATCACCGTTTAGTACTATATTTGTAGGGTTCTCAATATGCGACAGTGCACACTCCAAAGCATCAGTATTGTGATAAGGAACATGCACGTCAGATAATATGAGAGTGACTCCGTCAGGGATTTTAACAACGGATTTCTTTTTGTTAAGTGATTTAGGTAGTTTGTATTCTCCTGCTTTTCCATTGGGTTTTTTGAGTTCTGGGTCTGCTTGATGTCTATGAGCATTACTAAGATTACCTCGTATGCGTCGTACACAGGAACGTGCAGCATCTAAGGTTGGAAATAAGTTGGGGTGTTCTTTAATAACAAGCTGTGCAATGGTACGATTACCATGTTTGGGAAACTTGTGTATGTATTTTTTTGCTATTTCTGTTTTTGTCATTGTTTGATAATGTCTATAAGGTCATCAAGAACTTCGTTAGATAGTTCTTTCTTTTCTTTTAGTCTTCTTAAAATTGCTTCATCAATACTATTAGGTACAACTAGGTCTATGTATGTACATTTGTTGTCTTGTCCTATACGATGTATTCTATCTTGTGATTGTAGTCTGTTTTCAAGGCTATAGTTGTTACTGTAATAGACCATAGTGGACGCCCTGGTCAGTGTCAAGCCTTTTGCTGCAGCACTTGTACCTACAAATATGTCAGCATCTCCTTCTTGGAATGCAAGGACAGCGTCATTCTTCTGTGCTGTGCTGTCATTACCAGTGTATGTTACAACTTTGTAGTCTGACAGTGCAGCTTTGATCTGTTGTACGTTGTGTTTGTATGCACAGAATATAACCAATGGTCTAGTAGTCTCAGCTATCTGTTGTAGTAGAGTGATACGGTTGTTCTTAAGGTTAACAGTGACATTGTCATCTGTAATAACAAAGCCAGTTAGTATCTGGTGCAGCTTAACAATACGAGTTAGTGCCATAGTAGTAGTAACCAACTCTCCTTGTAGCATAGCAATAGAATCTTCTTTAATACTTTTGTAGACACGCTCTTGTTCTGGTGTCAGCTCTACATACATAGGTGTAAAAGTTTTATCTGGTAAGTCTAGACAATCTTTTTTTTCTAGACGCAGACTAAATGGTTCTATGTTTTTGGTTAACTTGTCTAGATTTTGATAGCCTACAACTTTGTTGAATGATCTGTTACCCATAGTCATAGTACGCTCAACAGCATAGGCATGTTTGAATGTAGTCATTGTTTTCTCTGGTATACTGTTAGTATCTAAGAACTTACATTGACTGTATAGATCCAGAGGACCTTGTGTTATAGGTGTACCATTGAGTATCCATCTACGCTCTGATTGTTTAGCTAATCTCATTACAGCTTTTGTTTGCTGTGCTTTAGGATTCTTAATACAAGTAGATTCATCTACAATAAAATGACGCTCAGTGTTACCACTACCTACTAAGAATGCAAGTGCAAAGTCAAAGCCTGACTTAGTACGCAACGCTTCTACATTAATAAGAAAAAATTTATTGTACGATTCTAGATTATAGAATCTATTTATTGCTTGTTGTTTCTTTTTGCTAGTTGGTGGACCATTCCAACAATATACATCAGCAGACTCGACATGCTTTGGTATCTCATTGCGTGCCCAGTTATGGTGCAGACCATTGGGTGCTACGATTAGTACAGACACAGGAGACTTGGAGTTTTGTATTATATCTAATATAATCTTTGACTTACCAGTACCCATTTCACAGAACAGTGCTCCGTAGGGTTCGTTAATAAATCGTTCAGTTGTTTGTTCTTGATGCTTAAGTGGTTTGGTTTTGTATATCATGGTAATGGATAGAATCTTTGAGTTAAAGGAGTATGTATATATAAATTCTTTTTGGCTCTGGTGCAAGCTACATAGAACACACGGTGTTCATTGTCAGGATCCTTGTTGTAACTATAGAAGCTAGTGCTTGTCATATCTGGTAACACAACTACATTCTCTGCTTCTCTACCTTTAGAGGAGTGTATTGTGTTGACTTCTATATTGGTTGCATCATCTAGTTTGTTGTCAGCTTCTGCTTGTAACAGTACTGACTTAGTAAGATCTGACAGCTTAAACACTTCATTCCATTTGGCAAGAGTACGCAGTCCAAAATTATTTACAAGGTCATCTTTATTATATTCTTCTTGGTCTGGCATAGATTCTATTAGATTCTTAGAGCCTTTCTTGACTGCTGAGCCACAGGGTAGATAGTCACGATACAGTTCTTTAAGTACTACAGCTTTGAACTTGTAACCTAGTCGTAACTTTTCCCAAAGCTTAATAAAATAAATTTGTCTTTCTTTAAACAATGATGTTGACCCACCAGATACAAATAGTATTCTGTTTTTAACTAGGTATTGTTCATAGAGTGGAAGCAGTGCTTTATTTCTTGCTAACAAAAACCAGGTACCACTAGTAAAATCTAAATCATCTAAAGTTCTTATCTTATGTACAGCTCCATCACTCTGTTTACTATGTACTTCATAGGGTTGCTTCTCAGTTATCTGGTCGCATATCTTCTCGGCATAATTTAATACTGGTGTAGGTAATCTATACGATGTGTCTAATACAATTCTGTTGCCCTTCTTGTTAATTAACGATGTTGGGTCTCCACCAGAAAACTTGTAGATAGATTGTTTGTCGTCCCCAGCTATGTAGACTTGTTTAACTTCTTTACTAATAAGATCAACAATGTCCCACTGCAGCGGTGACAAATCTTGTGCCTCATCTACAAATAAGTAATCAACATCTAGTTTAATCTTGTTAGTTAGGAAAGTTTCTAGCTGATCTGTAAAGTCATACTTGTTCTTTTCTTCTTTGAATTGTATGTACAGCTTGTTGAAGCTATCTAGTTCTTCAGGACTAAACTTTGTATTGATCTGATGTACCAGAGTTTCAGCAGCAGTCTGTTTCATATTACGCATCAGACTGTTATACTGTAACAAACGGTCTCCCTTGCAGGTATGCATGGATGATGTGTCTTGTTTATCATACAAGGAAGACACGCCTGTCATAGTATAACCACTTAACTCGCCTAATAGTTTGTAGTCTTGGAGATTTAGCATTTGCTTGCGTGCAATGCGTCTGAAACACAGAGCATGCAGCGTACTAAATGCAGTAAAGTCTTTTTCATTTAGTTTAGGGTTACGAAGTAGTGCTCTGCTAATAGCTTCTTCTGCACCAGCTTTTGTAAAAGTAGTAAAACAAATTTTGTTTGGGGTTGTAGATTTTAGGCATTCGGACAACAAATCCATAAGAGTTGTTGTCTTACCAGTACCAGCACTGGCTACATAGATTGTTGTATGTTTATTAAGCATCTTACTTTATTCCAGTATGGTATTGTTGATAGTTTTTTATATCCGTTAGGACCACCGTTATGTATACGAGCTATGTCTTCTAGAGTAATTGGACGACCTAGTCGTTCTTCCGTAGCATAGCGTTCCATGTAGGCACGAAATATTCTAATAGCTGTTAATTCATCTATTGCATCCATATGCACCCAATCTTCTCCAGCAAATTCTGCAGCGTCTTGGACATATGCAGAGTGCATTTGTAGAATACCAAGTGCTTCAAATTTGTCCCCAACTGCACTAGGGTTGCAGTTAGATTCAACAGAAGCTAGTATCATTATAAACTCAATAGGGATTGTCATCTTCTAAGTTGGGCATTGGTTGTGAAGGATCTAGATGCAAGTTGTCACCGTGTACACGCCAGCATCTAATCTGTGTGTTGTTAACTGATACTCTTGCTGTGTCTGCTTTGAGCGTACGCTTAAGCACAGACAGTAACTTATTGTCAGGCAGCTCAGAGAATCTTTGTTGATTAAGATAATCTTTGAGGTCTACCATTCTAAATACAAAGTAATTGTTTACTTGTTTGACTGGACCGTTCTTTATATGTGTTATGTCTTCACTGGCAGCAGCACAGAATACTGATAAGTACTCTACAAACTGACCAACAGGTGTCATCTCGAATGGTACATCAATACGCACACAGTTTTTTAGTAACAGGTTTTGTTGTTTAACCCAATCATCTTGTTTGATTGGTGGATACTTAAACAACAAGCGTTCCATTACACGCTGGTTGAACATATTGAAGTTGTCAAACTCTGAAGTAGTTAGTTGAATCTCTTCGTGATCAAGCGTAAGAAACCAAAGAGGCGGATCCGACTTAAGTTGAATAAGAGATCTGTTATTAGGCAGGAACTCTTCAGTGCCGATGCCATGTCTTCTTTGTCCGCAGAGCTTAGCGTCACAGAACCTGCATAACGGTTCTTGTGCACATTGATATTTGTATTCTTTCTTTTCATAAGAGTTTATAATAGCATCTACCTCACGATCAGGCAATGGGTCAGAAAACTTTTTATTAAATTTATGTAGCTTTGCTTTCCATTCAGAAGGCTCAGCTTTCTTTAGATACACAGCTACATTAGATAGTGTTATGTTTCTGTTCTCTGATTCCTGAGTTCTTTTTTCAAAGATGTAATTAAGACACGGAGGTCCTTCAGGTAGTAATTCTTTTTTTATTTCTGGAACTTGTAGTTCTTTAAAGCTATCTGTTGAAAGTCTTTTGCTTTCAACCACTTGTAAAAATTCATCAGGTGGGTAACCAGTACCATCAGGTTTGATTGCATACTGTAGTGTAGGACTGCCAGAGTATGGCATGTTGATCCAGTTTCCGTACTTGCTGTCGTCTTTACGATTACCAATCTTAGGTTGTTTAGGGTATATCTCACACACACCTTGACCAAAGAATGCAGAGAAAGACTTTAGTTTGTCTATCATATCTTTAGCAGGTATAGATTCTTGCATAAACAAGTAGACGTGTGCACCACCTGACTTAGACCTGAACACTACAAATGGTAACTTATGTTCTGCTATCTGTGTGTTTAGTTCTTCAATAGTGTTGCTGTTCTGGTACACATCAATGTCTAGTGCACCCCACACAACACGATCGTTGTCTAGTATAGGTGTGCAGCCAATGAGTCTGTTACCTTTGAGATGGTCTTCCCATATCTCAACAGTAAGTGGGTTTTTTACAAGAAAGGATTTGGAACCTTGCTTGCCATCTCTGTCTCTTATCTTACCAGTCAGTGTAGTCTGACCGTACACATTGGGATTAGATTGAAATAACGAATGAAATTTGGTGGCGAGTTCTGTTAGTGGTATCATAGATAAAAACCCCAGGGGCTAGTGCCCCCAGGGAAACATATATATTATCCTATAATTTAGAAAGGAGCTTCCGTAGTACTGGAAGATACCAATCGAGGAGTGTCCTCAGTTTGGAGCAGAGGAGTATCTGCAGCTGAAGAGTAAGTTTCAGAAGCTTGAGTAAGCAGAGCTTCGTCAGCTTCGAAGTCGAGAGCAGTAGGGTTACTAAACGAGAAGTTATAGTAATCGTCACCGTTCTTACTTGTTTCCAACACTGTACTAATCTCCCAACTTTGGGCGTAGAGTGGTGGAACGATTGTGGAGTGTTCGCCATCATATTTGAATCTGTTAATATCTGAAGTTAGTTTCCTAGATACACGAAGCTGTGATGATGTAAACGGTATGATTGCTTGTTCATATGTTCCATCTATCTCTACCATCACAAACCAATAGGTTGTAAAGCGTAGCTCGTTTTGTCCTAGCCATTCATCGTACTGTCTGTCACGACCTTTTTCATAGTCTTTGTGAGACACAATACTTAAAGGATGAGTAGCTACATAGCCACCACCTTGTGAACGAGGAACCCATTCAGTATATACAGATGCTGTATATGTGGGAATGATCCTTGTTGGTTGAGAAACCACTGACTTATTCTTAGCAAAGAATAAATCGCCAGCCTCTGCTCCTTCTATGTACTCATCTTTTTGTTTCTTAAGTTGAGGAGACAGATCCTGTAGGATTCTAATAAAAGGTAGAGATGAACCTGAGTCCAGATTCTCTGTACCTTGACCTGATACTTTTGTTATATCGAACGCCATTTCTTGTTTCTTGTTTTGTTAGTTAACCTTAGCACGCTTGCCTTGGTAGATACCAAAAGCTTCACGAGGTAAGGATTCTGCAAGCTCTGGGTTATCCAGTGCATCTTTACAGAAAGATTTAAGAGTCATGTTGTGCACGGTTACTCGTTGATCTGCATCAATGTCGTACTCACGCTTCAACTTATTAACAATCTCTTGTGCTCGTTCGTCTTCGTTACGACCAAGTGCAATAGTAATTTGATTTTTAATAATAGACTCATTGTTAGTTTCACGCAACCAATCAAATGCCACGATTGGGTCTTTGATTCGTGCATCTACAAAGTCTTGTACTGCAATTTTCTTACCACTAGATAGCTTGAGTGTTTCTATACCAGCTTGTTCCATTAGTTGTGGCAAGTGTTCTTCTGCAATAGTTTTACGCTTTTGTTTAAGCTCCGATAGTGCTGCTTCTGCTTCTATTACAGCAGAGTCTAGCTCAACGAGAGTGTCAGCAAGCTTAGTAAGCTCACTCATTTGTATGTCTCGTGGTTTAGTTTCCTCAGGCTCTGATGTTAGTTGGAAGTCTGAGTCAATTAGGATTGGATCTGGTTCGTTCATTGTTGTTTATAGTTTGTACACAGGTCAGCACAGTGTGCATATCCTGCTATGTCTATCCAATTATCTCTTTTGTTTTTAAATGCAGTCCGAGATAACTTTAGGGCGATCATCATTGCACCTACTTCACTAGAAGTCAAGTCTGTATTTAGTTTATTTTCAAGAAGTGCTGACCATATGGTCGCAATTCGTTTAAAGTCATCAGCTGGATGACCATAGTCTTGTTGCCTGTCGCCATCTACGAGGCGTGCAGCTTCTATTAGTATTGAGTTCTTCATAAATTCTAACACCAGGTAGGACCTAGGTCTATGTCTGCTATGACTGGTACTTTTAGTGGGATTGCTTGTTCCATAATTTCTTTTAATACATTACTCTCTTTCTCATCGGTAACCATAGCATTAATCTCATCGTGTACTGGTAGGCGTAAGTCTAGTCCAGCTTTGTATGCGTTGACCATAGCAACCTTTGCCTGGTCAGCAGCAGAGCCCTGAATCAAACGATTAAGTGCTTTGGATGTGAAGGCACGGAATACTTCCTTGTCCTCCCATTTAGATTTAGCATGTCCATATGATTTGACTGGTGTCTCTTCAAAGCTGTGTGTCCAGAAGTCAAAGCGTGCACGACGACCAAGGATAGTCTTGATGTAACCAGTCTTGTTTGCTCTGTTCATTACATTGTCAAAGAGTATCTTAAGGAAGGGTGCTTCTTGATTAAATTTACGCATGGTAGACTGGCACATCTCTTCTGATATACCAAGAGTCTTAGCCATCTTCTTCATACCCATACCGTAGCTGATACCTAGACACAGCATTTTGCATGTGTCATAGGGTAGACCAGTAGCTTTCTCAAAGAAGGTATATAGTTTTTCTCCTTGTTCGAATGCTAGTCGTGCGTCTTCTGCTCCTGGGAGTGGTCGTCCGAATTGTCCGAGCAAAGCGTAGTGCACTTGAAGTCTTGGTTCTTGACTGCTGTAGTCAGCCTTGCACCAAAGCCTACCAGGTTCTGCAATATATAACGATCGTATTCGTTTTCCAATGTCCGAACGCTTTGGCACTTGTTGCATATTAGGATTCGATGAAGACAATCTTCCAGATCTTGTACCGCCTTCATCAGATGCGGTCTGTCGGAAGTCTGCGTGGATTCTGCCATTATGATTTTGATTGAGGATAATGTCTTCGATGAACACCTTACGAAGACGGTTGATTGATCGTGCCTCTTGGATCTTCTTGACCTGAGGATGTTCGCAATGATTAAGAAAGTCTTTGGCAACTGAGTAGTTACCTTTTTCTGTGCGTGGTACCTTGAGTCCAAGGTTCTCAATGTACTTGCCCAGTTGTTGTGGTGACCAGATGTCTAGGTTCTTGAACTCATCTAGCAATGATACCTCTCTTACCTTGAGATCCTTGTTGAATTGTTCTGCTGCATCTAGGTCAACAGGTACACCCTGCATTGACATGTACACTAATACAGGTATGAGTTCACATTCTAGCTCCCAGACTTGCCAGAGTCCTTGTTCTCTGAGGATTGGGATTTGTTTTTGGTAGGCATCATATGTAAGTCTTGCATCAGCCTCAGCATACTTGCCGACGTGTCTGGCAGGGAGCTTCCACATATCGCTCTTAGCATTGATTCCGTAGGTATCTGCTGCGTTTTGTAATCCATCTTCTTTCTTTCCTTTCTTTAAGTATTTTTTTGCTATTGAATCTAGTGAGTAAGAGAACTTCTCTTCATCAATCAACGCTTCTGCTACCTGAATATCTCGGATAGGCTTACTCGTAGTAACCCCTGTACGAGCAAGCCAACCGAGGTCATAAGTGGCATTAGCCATTATGATTTCTTCACATGACATGATTATATTACTCACATACTGCAGGACTATGTCCTTGCAAAGATTGTCGCCACCGAAGTGGTCAAAGGGTAGGTACACTGTCTGATGCTTATCAGCTAGTGCAACACCAACCACCTTACCATTACCTGTCTTGTAACCTGGACCAGCTCGCTTGATGTCTGGGTCACAAGTTTCTAAGTCAAGTGATATGATGCCACTTAACTCAGGCAGGATGGCAGGCGGACGCCAAGTAGACTTGGGTTCAAAGAGTGGTATCTGCATCTTGTATTGCTTCGTTCTTTCTTATTATCTTGTTTACTTTGAGCCAAGGTTTCTTTTTTAACTCTTCGTCTATCTCTTCTTGTGTCTTTTTTCTGATTAGTCCTTGTTCTTTTGCTCGTTGTGCAACTTTATAGTATTCATAGTATGGATCTTGCTTAAGAATCTCTGGTCCTTTGGACTCCATCATCTTAAACAGGTTGTTTAGTTTTTCTTTTGGTGTTTCTTCAAACATAGGTAGCTGGGTTAATAAATTGGCTGGGTTTCCCCAGTTTATCTGGATAGTCACACTGATTCATATCACGCATGGGATGTCACTAATGAGTCCAGACCACACATTTTGTCCGTTGCAGTGTGGCATCGCAAGGTTTCGATGGCGTCCTTTGTGGTTAGACCAGCTTGGAGGCGAGGAAATAGTTTATAAATTCGTTGAACCCTTCGTTATCTAATGTAAATACTGCGTCAACAACAGGGTGTATGCCGTCGTCAGTTATGCTAATGTCATTGTACTGTTGTACAACAAGACGCTTGGTCTTGGGGTATGCAGATAGTGTGACTACCAATGCATCGGTTGGTATGCTGTTAGCTTTTATTTGCCACGCTTGTTGCTCTGGTCTGAGCCTAGTAGTTTCGAACTTACTTTCAATAAGCCAAGTCTTGTCTTGCGTGAGAATGAGGAGATCAGGGACTCCATTACCTGTAGTAGTTTCGATGCGTTGCACCGTAATGTGTTTATTATATTTTTCATAAAATTGGTGGGTTATCCACTGGTTGAATTGTTTCTCGGTTTTCATTTGGGTATGACTCCAGTTCCTGGATGATGTCATTGTCCGATAAGATGTAACCTTGTTCTTTAAACATGTCAAGATGTTTGTTGAATGCTTTGAGAAAACTTTCATAATCTCTTGACAAGTGGTACTCAGGATTTGTGAGCATTCCGTGTAGAACTCTTGCATATTCGGAGTCCCAGACGAAGCCTGAGTAGAGGTCTGTGATTTTCTGTGAGGATTGTTCTGGTTCATGTGTTTGATAATAGGTTTCAATACTAGACTCAATGTCAGTATCGAATTTAATAGTGAAAATAATTTCATCAACTATGTCCCCAATTGTAAGTTGTTCTTCTACCATAGAAGGGACGACTGATAGTGGCTCCGTATTTTTTTTTGAGTAAACAGGCAGTGTATATGGTGGCTTGTCAATGTTCTTCATCTGTTCAGTGAAGTCATACTTACTAAGGTCAGGTAGGTTAGCCAACTGCTCATTCATATAGGCTAGCTCGATGACACGCATATCATCACTGAGTTCAATGCCTTCTTTGAATGGTGATTTTGTACCACCAATAGCAATAGATAAGTCTTCTAGTTCGTGACATTCATTGTCAAGACACCAACGAAAGTGTACATCTATTTCATCTTTATTAAGGTGACCAATGGTAAAGTGAAAGCCTTCTCGGTTAGTCTCGTCGGCTTCATCAGTACCAGATTGGAATGCAGATGTACTGCAGTGGTGGTGTACAGTACCGAACATAATGTCTGGATACTGAGCACGCTGTGCTTGGAACTCTGAGTGTTCAGGGTTAGACTTGACAGTCATACCGTTTGTTATCTGAGGTGGTATCCAATAAGACCAAGGTTGTTTCTTTGTATCATCATAGTACAAGAACAACATAGTCTCCGACTTGAGTTCATCATAGCTCAGCTTCATGAAGGCAAGGATCTCTCGCCACATAGTGAGAGGGATCTTCTTACCGTGCCATTGAGGCGTAAGCTCTTCATATTCTGGTAGTTCAATTGGTTTATAGGTCGTGAACATTTTGTTCTTAACCTCCTCGTGAAGTTTGTTTTTGGATATAACATAATATTTCTTAGGCATAGGATGGTACTGTTATGTTTGCTAGGTCAGCAAGGGTTATAGTTTCTAGTTTACTGAAAGTAGTTTGGTACTCAACAGGATACCAATCCCCTCTTTCTTGTTCGTCAAACAGGTATGGTGCCCAGTTCCAAAGTAGGAGGTTACCAAGGGATGCACTAACCTGGTTCGCAATAGCTAGTTGAGGCGTACTTTCGAGTGCATCTCCTTGGCAACTGATAGGGCTACCTGTGTTTGAAGTTTGTATCTCAGGGTAACGAAGCATAGGATTAATCATAGGGTACTGTGCTTCTATGTCTGGTATATACATCATAACTTGACTAGTTGAGTACTCATTAGCCATGATAAGACAAGGCTTGTTAAGTTCTTTAGCTGCGTGAAGCAGGTCTCGTCTAGCTGGATGGTTGTCAACAGCACAGATAAATATATCTGCACGAGAGAACCAGTACTTGTATTCAGTGTCTAGCATCTCGCTGTCAAAGTATTGTTGTACTACATTGCATTCATTCTTGCGGAGCGTGTATGCTTTAGCAAGTGCGACTGCTTTGTTAAGTCCGACATGGTTGTTGCGGAATAGCTGACGGTCTAGGTTTCTTTTCTCTAGTACATCTCCGTCAACTAGTGTGACTTCTAGGTCAAAGCTGTTCTTGAGGGCAGGTAACATGTATGATGTTACACCACCACAGCCTACAATAAGTGCGTTTAGTTTTGGTTTAGCCATTGCGTTTTAGATATTTGTGAAGTTGTTGACCAGTTACTTGAGCTGGTTTGTGTTCTGTTTCTTTGAAGTACTTTATATACCTCAAGATAGCACCTCTCTTACGACCAACACCAGTGTCAGTTGGGTAGTCACGAGCTAGTATCTTGTGTAGTATACGCATATCCTCATCTGATAGACCGTGATGAATCTCTTGTGTATCAGAATAAACTTTGTTTGATTGTTCTAGTTCAATAGTTATGTTATCTAGATGATGTGGTTGCACCATACTATTCTCCTCATTAGCATATGAGAAGGCATAGCGTAGTGGTGCACTAGCGTTAGGTTTTTTGATTAGCTCGTTGTAGACTGTAGACATGATGCGAAATCTATAAGGTTAGAGTTAGTAATACTTTGAAAGAAACCAGCTTGTGGTTGATAGTCTTCATCATACCTTTTCATACTAGATGTAGGTACAGTAGCAAAGTCGTTGTTGTCTCTGTACCACCAAGCGTGAGCGTTGACTCGTTCATGGTAGTACAAGTCACGATTACACGGTGATTTGAATAATACATTCATTAAATAAGTAACCGCTGTTTGTAAGTGACCAATAGGCATTGGACTATGGATTAGTTGTTCATCTTTGAAGTCGTTGCCACCACATAGTCTGCCGTCATCATAAATGTTAGGTAGATTAAAAGTGGTAATGTTTCTAGAATCTTTATGTATACCAAATAAGTAAGCAGTCATTGACTCGTTAGCGTGTTGTAACTTAGCGTTCTTAGTACCAAGGTGACGACAATTAAATCTTATCATCATCCACATAGCGTAGTCAGTGTTGTTATACATTGGTATGTCAGTTGGTTCAACAACATCATCAGGTGTATCGTTTTCTCCTTCTCTTTCTCTGTGACTTGGTACAAACAGATGGTATATGTTTTGCTTATCAGATGGTCTGAACTTTGCACCAGGTAACGGAAAGCCGTCAGCTAGATTGACAAATGCATAGCAGTTTTCTGGATTGATACCAGAGTTGTGAGCATAATAACATTGATAATCCTTGTTTAGTACAGGAATTGATACAGGTATGTTAGACATACGGAGAGTATCGTCACGCATACAGGCAGTGATAGCTGTGTCTGCGTCAGCGATGACAGATTCTCTCGTTTCTCGCTTGATAAATTTGCCGTCAGGTCCGAGAATGATTTCCTGACGAAGCGGTAGTGTTGTTGACATAATAAAAAAAGGACCGATGGTATAATACCTACAATCTTCGAGTTGTATATAAGGTTTTCACATATACCATCGGTTGCATTGTTAAGCTTTGCTTGATGCTTGACGCTCAAGTGTAATCGATGTGTAGTCAGCGACATAGCTTTCGTTGCTAAGTGTTTGACCATTAGAGACAGCAACACACCCCTCAGGAGCAGACAATGCACCTAAGATGGATGTGTCACGGAGAAGAGAATTAACTGTGTAGTTCTCATCGAAGGTACGACTAACTGTGTTAGACATACCATATCTGATTGTTATTGTGTTGTTATCCATAAAGTTTTTATTGACAAATTGAATACATATACTACTCTCTTCATTGTTGTTCATTTAAGTTGTATATGGTTTCATAATAATATAAATAGCTACCCTTGCTGGATACAGGGGTAGCTATTGTTATGGTAGACAGTCAATACCTGCCTTTTTTACTCTTGTTACATCTGTACCTGCACCGACTAATTACACATAGTGCAATGTCCAGAGCGAGTGGTATTAGTACTGCCATTGCTTTTTTGGTTATCTTTATCTTTCCCATATGGTAAAGTCTTTAACAAAGACTTATTTAAGATAGACAAGTAATAGGTTATAACAGAAAAGATAATACCAGAAATGAATGCGGTTGCCATACCAGAAAATGTGCCGATGAAAAGCATTGGCATACCGAAAGTAAATACACAGTCCCACAACACTTGTGTCTTGCAGATAAAGTTTATTGAAAACATTTTGCACAA